ACACGTTGTCGTCTCCTTCCGTGTTGCTTAGTCCTGCTTGGAAACCAACTGCAACGTTGTTCTCCCCAATAGTCAAAGCGGTCAGAGCTTGATAACCGAGGGCCACCGTGTTAGAGAAGGTTGAAGTAGCGCCACCATATCCAGCATAATAACCAATTAAGGCGTTATTGCTGCCAGTAGTATAATACCCAGCGTTTCTACCTATTGCAATGTTGTTGCTACCTGTAACGTTTGTGTAAAGAGCGTTTACTCCGAATGCAGAGTTATTATCTCCGCTGGTCTTGTTACGAAGGGACGCTGTACCGAAAGCAGTGTTGTTTGCTCCAGTGTTAAGTCTAAGGGCTCCGTGACCAAAAGCAGAGTTACTTACGCCTGTTGAGTTTGATGTAAGAGCGCCAGCACCAAATGCACTATTGTAGCTACCTGAAGTGACGCTTTGAAGAGCGTTGTCCCCAACAGCCGTATTGTCAACCCCAGTAGTCAGAGCAGTATTGCCAGAGCTAATCATGACGTTGTTACTACCGTCATTGATGTTTGCCAACCCAGCTACATCGAGCTTTGCTGATGGGGAGGCTGTTCCGATACCGACTTTGTTGCCTTGGTCAACGCCAGCGCTATTTACCCCAAGCAAGATGTCTTTGCCAGAGCCTCCTGCGTTGTAGATTCTTAAGTCATCACCAGCGTGAATGAAATCCCAGAAGCTAGAGGTGTCTGTTCTACCAAGGCGAAGAGAGTGCGTGTTTCCGTCATCGACTCTAGAGTCCAACCTAGCGCTCGGTGTAGTGGTTCCGACGCCAAGGTGACCCGTACTAGCCAGCGCCATTTTATTGTAAGCGCTGTGAACGCCACCAATGCCAAACAGAATACTGCCTCCTGCGGCATAATTGGTGATGTACATCGAACCCCTGTTCGCCAGCAACCCATACTTGTTAAACCTTGCAGTTTCGGAGGTGATAGCTGTGTTGGTGCCGTCAGATGAATCTATAGGCCCACTCGCGGTGACAGTACCGTTTACGTCAAGCTTAGATGTCGGTGAAGTAGTCCCGATACCTACATTGCCAGATGAGTCGATTACCATTCTAGACGCACCACTAGCCTCATCAAAAAAGTACCACTTACTTCCCTGTACAGAAGTGCTGTAATGGCTTGTACTGTTTTGAAGGCTTAGTCTACCAATGCTAGGGCCATATGCTCTAATTATGCCATTACTAGGACCTTGGACGTCTAAATTGTAAGTTGGTGAAGTAGTCCCGATACCGACGTTACCGCTGCTATCAATCTTAAATAGAGTTCCTGCAGACGCCCCAATTCCAGGAGGAGAGTTTTGACTTGACGGAACAGTATACCCTGTATTTCTGTTGATGACAAACGCATCATTAGTACTGTACGGATTACCCCAAAACCACTCAACATCTGTATGCGCTGTATATGCAAAAGTACCCATGCCTCTTAGATTTGAAGCATGGTTGCTTACGAGCTGTACAGCTGCGTTTACGTAAGAAGAATTGCTACCTTCAAGAGTGAGTATGGCATCACCGCTTTCAACATGAAGCTCTGTGTCTGGTGAACTAGTCCCGATGCCGACGTTGCCAGCGTCTGTAATACGCATACGCTCTGTCTGCGAATCAATAGCAGCAGCTGAAGCCTTGAACGCAATACCACCGTAACCACCTAGCTCAAGAACATTTGATGCCCCGCGTTGAAGCGCTACGTTTGCATTAGAGAACTCAAGTTGGTTGCCGACGGTATTTAAGCGGATGTTGCCAAGCACCTCCAGCTTTTCGGCAGGAGATGTGACACCGATACCTACGTTGCCCCCTGACAGAGTAAATTCTCGCGTGTCAGCGTCCCTCCCTATAGAAAAGGTATCTCCAGAGTAAACGCCCATGTCGTAAGAACCAGACCCAGACTGACCCAAACGTATTTGAGCTTCGTTTGTAGAGTTCAGTACATGTAGCTTTTTAGCTGGAGCAGTAGTTCCAATACCAACGTCACCCCCATAAGGATTTAACGCTAAGCCATAATAAATTTCTGATGTTTGTCTCCTTTGTTGTATTAACCCCACGCCGCTGCCAAGAGCTGCAAAATAAGTCCCATAGCCTGTATCAGAATTTGACACTAAAAGAGATGCAGAAGATACTGCTGCGCCATTCAGCGTAGGTGTGGTGTTGGGGCCAGATATAACTGCTTTTTGGCTGGGTGAAGTAGTCCCGATACCGACTCTCTCGTTTGCGATGTCGATGTAAGCCACGCTTGTAGCCGTAGCCACACCGTCTGCATTACCAGCCCAGATGTTACCAGTAGGAATGTTCGGGACGTCGTTAGCCCTCCCCGCACCCATGATGATACCAGAGATCTTGTTCCCCGATGTGTTTACCTTGATGATAATACCGAGGTTCTGGATAGCGTTAGCCCCTGTAGGCTTCGTCGTAGTCCACCCTCCAGATTCTCCGAGATACACCGTCTGACCCTCTGTGTAGATAGAAGCGTCAGGTACGTTTACATTGTTGATGAACCCGATGGCTATCCCCAACCCCTCCTGATCATCAGCAAGGTCTTCGTTAAGCACGAAATGTGCTGGGTAGTTCGTGGCCGCATCAGCAGCAATAACTTCTGCAAGGTTCCCGACGGACCCAGTGACGTGTACAGGCGTACCCTTGAGAAGAGGCCCACCGCTTACGTTCTTTACATCCTCTGCAATCGTCTTCGGGTAGGCAAACGTAACAGTTGCCGCGCCGTTCGTAGTGAGAACCTGACCGTCATCCCCGTCAGCAGCAGGGAGCGTATACGCGCTCCACTTCGTATCGTAGTCTGTAGCGCTGTTCTTCTGTATAAACTGGTTTTCTGATCCACCAGAGACAAGGCCGTCCCCAGCAGGGCCTTGAGGCCCCTGCGGTCCAGCCTCACCAGTATCCCCTTTAGCTCCCTTGGAGGTGACACCAACACTGCCCGTAGAAACACTGCTTACCGTTACTGCCGTACCAGCAGAAACATTAACGTCTACAGAAGTAGAGTCTTGGACTTTTACTGTAATGTCGCTCATTATCCTTCGATAGCTTCAGAAATATCCTCGTTCACCACAAATGAACCAAAAAGGATGGTCTTGTGAATATCAAGCCCGCCAGTTGTGCTAGGCTTAATGTATTGGATGTCGTAGGAGTATTTGCCAGAAGCAATCGACCGCATAGTCAAAGCAGAAGCCTGAATGGTGGCATTACCACTGTCATCTACTGTTACAGGCTCAAAGTTGTTTGTAGCCTTAACGCCGACGTTAGACGTACCCAAGATCAGGTTTCCCTTGCCAGCCTCGTTGGGCAGAAGGTTCTCGCGCACCTGAACGATGAATCGGTAGTTGTCGGTATTCAACGGCAAAGCAACGCCTGCAGAATCTTTCAGCGTGACCGTCAGGGAGAATGTATCTCCACGCTTACATGTGATGTCGAGCCGTGTAGACTCATCAAGGTTTACCTTACTGGCCATTGCCGAAGCTGTTTACGATTTTGATTGGTGAAGATTCCTCCATAAGCTCAGCTCTGTCACCCTTACGCTGAGAGATAAGTTTAGACTGCTCTACAGCCTGCTTCTTGACGCGGTTGTCTTTTCTGTCCTCCTTCAAGACCTCAAGCTTCTCCTTGAACTCCTGCTCCTCAGTTCTAAATCCAAGCGTAGCCTGAGCTCTGATAAGCTCAATCTCTTTACGCATCTCGTGCTCTAGCTGAAGCTTCTGGATCTCAAATTGATTTTTCATCTGCATCATCTGCACATCGATCTGCGCTTGCATCTGAGATTCTTGTTGCTTTATCTGTGCTGCCTGCATAGCAGACTGCTGTTGGATCTGAGCCTGCATCTGTGAGTTCTGCATAGCTTGATCTTGTATGCGCTTCATACGCTTAGCCCTACGAACAATAAGAAGGCGCTCCGCTTGGTTTACATCCTTCATGTTGCGGATAGCAATAGCGTCTTCGATGTCGAGCTCTTTTTGAGCAATAGACATCTGTATGTTTTGTTCAAGGTACATACGGTCCTTATCCTCCATCTCTTTGACAACCTTGACCCCAAAGTTGTACATAGGAAGATTGGAGAAAGAGCTAAGAACCTCCATGTTGGCTGTCCCGATAGCGTTCTTATACGCCTCGTAGATAACGGAGCTAGGCGGAAGGATCTGCAAGCACTTGACAATATCCTCACACACCTTCTTGTACAGAACCATAGCAGAGTGAGTGATATCGTAGATAGCGTTGTTGCCAGCCGCGATAGCGTTCTGCTGAACACCAACAAGAGTCTCACCCTTAGGTGTAGTGCCGTCCATCATCTCGTTGATACCCGTAGCATCACGGATCATGCGGAGATAGTGGTTGTACAAAGACACCAGCTCGTTGATGTTTCTGATGTGGTTATCAATAGTTCTGACGGGAGGATTTTGGAATCCACCCTCAGGGTTCTTGCTTCTGTAGTAGAAGACACCCGTCTGCTCATAGATGTCGTGAAGCTCCAAGGGCTGCAGGTCGCCACCCTTGCCGAGCTGTACGTTCTCTAGACCTTCGATATCAATAATCAACCCATCGGGTTTGGCCTTAGCGATAGCTTGCTGAAGCTTTAGGTGGGTGATTTGCAACATGTCCGCAAAGCCGATGCACCCGTCAATCAAAGACTTGGGCATCATCCTGCGAATGTTCGTAGCTATAGAAGAATAAGACAGTCGGGCACGAGAAAGGTCGTGGACGTTGCGTGGGATGTTTGTCTTCAGGCCGTAGTTAAACAGCATGTCGCAACCCATCACATAGCACCCTCCGTAGACGGTGGCAATCTCCATCTTAGAAGGGCTTCTTTCAAACACAGAGTTTTTCTTCTCCTTGTATTCAAAGCCCTGATAGAAGAAGTTTCTATTACCGTATCTGTTCTCCTTATCCTCAAAGTACATGCAGTCAACAGACAAGAACTCGAAGTCCAAGATGTCAACCATATGCTCGTCATACCCATATACAATCCTCCCTGCAGACTGATCGTACTTTTCGTCCTTCAGTTTGGAGGAGCTATACCCGCTCTTCTTAGCTATCTGCTTGAAGTCTTCTTCAGACAACTCGTGGCCCGCAATTCTCTTGAGCTCAGAGATAGTAACCGACTTGATGTGTCCAGCATACGTGAGGTCATCCATTGATGGGTCCTCCGTGTAGCTGTGGATAAACCGCATCGGGTCTACATACTCCTCTTTAATGCCGTAGTTAGGATCATTGCTTCTCTTGACGACGGCCATGCCGCAGGCAACCAAGTCGTTGACGACACGTCTAAAGATGTTATCGTTGAAGTTGTTCCAAGACAGCGTGAGGTTTGTCCCGATCTGAGCAGCAATCTCTGCATCGGTCTTCACGTTTGTGTCCATCAAGATTTCCGCCTCCTCGAGAGTCTCTGGCAACTTCTCTGGATCGTCACCAATGACGCCGCCACCCGTAGCCTCTTTAAGCTGCATGAGCTGGTCGCGAAGCAGAACCTGATTTTTTATCCTGTTTTTTTGCTTCTGCTTGTCTGAAGTAGAGAGTGGATCAATCGCCTCAAGGTTCGGATACGGATCTCTTGACAGAATCTTGTTGGCGACGATCTTTGCAAACTTCGGTAGAATTGGTACAGGTGTATAGTCTATGTTCACCAAGCTCCCATCAGCGTTGTTGGGGTCGAGGTTTGTAAGTATCTGCTTGTAGATAGTTGTATCTTGAGTTCCGTTTGCGTACTCTCGGTTTCTATCAAAAGCTTTATTCCGCTCTCTGAGCAGAGAAGAATTGTCACTCAAGCTACCCCATTGACGCTCAATAGCCTTAGCGTATTGCTTGCCGTATGCAGGAGAGTTTTTCTCTTCTTGTCGGGCTAGAGGGTCTGGAAAGTTGCTCGATCCTTTTGAGTTCGTTGACTGCATTACAAGGGGCGCATTTTCTGCAAATATAACAAATTAGCCGATCGGCTTGTATCGCCTAAAGAACTTGGCCTCAGATAGGTTAGACTCCTTCTTTTTAATCTTTTCTTTTTGTGCAGCAAGAAGGCATAAACCCGAACTAATTGAAAGGTCAAACTTCGTTCTGTTGTCGATCTTAAAGCCTATCCAGTCCTCAAGAGTTCTATTGAAATACATCTTCCCATACTCACCTGTATCCCTGTTGATGCCTACGTGCTCGTGGATGTAAGCCTCAATAGCATGGGCGTGAGCTTGAATAACGTCCTGAGAGTTTGAAGGTATACCTTTTGTCTTTACGTTCTTGTTAGAGTTGGGGGCAGAGAGGTGAGCAGGTCTGTTCATAAGGTATCCGTCGTAACCCCTTGACTCAAAGTATCTTGCGATACCGTACTTATTGTTTTCAATTAAGATAGGGTACCCGTAAAACACAGCAGCCATAAGTACATCCTCGTAGAAGATTTTAGCTAAAGGCGGGCGGGACGCATACTCCACTACAAACATGTTCGATGGATGCTCCATATGGAACTTGTTGTATAGGTGTAGCGCTCCCTTAGAACCGCGTCCGTCGACGGTGGCGTCAAGGTCGTAAGAGTCAACCCCGCCTACCCCCAGCTCTGCATTAGGTGCTACTCGTTTTCCTCGTTCTTCTTTGATGCGGTTTTGCATCTCTTTGGGTGGCATCCACGCCACCTTAAACCTGCCTGTATGGTCGGGCTTAAAGACAACCTCTGTGTCCTTCTCCCCATTCCTCCAGACGAAGTTGCCAGTAACAACGGGGTTGGGGAACAGCTCGTCGTTGTACTGTATCTGCTCGTAGATCTGGCCTACGTTAAACAAGCTCCCGTCGACACTGTCTCTGAAAGCCTCGTCCTCTGTAAAAGGAAACTGGCGCGTAACCTCGTTGAGCTCACTGGGGTCGTGCTTAAGGCTTTCTCTTTCATTCTTTAGGTAAGAGCGTGCTCCAATATATATCTGCTCACCATCCAACCCCTCGATAGGCTCATCAGGATCTTCTACTACAGGACCACCGAACTTATCAAAGAATCCCTCTAAAGAGTGAAATGCTGGAATGAAAATCCTATATAGTCCACTTCTGGTCCTTCCGTTGGCGTTGCGCTCGCTAGGGTTAGAGTCTGCCCATAGATCTTTGTACTCCTTGCCCCCCTTGTCCATAGGGTTTACAGTACTACCCACCAGAGCCTTCCCCACAATCTTCCTACCCACAATAAGGCACGTACGCTGAATACGCCAAGCGTCCCTAATATCTGTA